CCTGTTTCTGAGTGACGTGGCTGCCGACTGTGGGTTATTAAGAATTCTACTATTTCTGTCAGCGTAAAATTGCTCGTGAGTCGGCTTGTATAAGTCGGGCAAGTCAATTAGTGCCATTGCATCGGCTCTTTCTTCGCAAACATTAATCATATGCTCTGTGAGACCGGTCTGAGTAAGTCCAGGCATTGTCATTAAGTTGACATCAACAAATTCTGGATCAGCAAGGGTATCAATTGCGCGCTTAATTGTATAGTAAGACGTGTTAGTGAGTTCGGAAACACCCGCCCCTGTCATTCCTCCATTATAGAAAGGATCTGGGAGTTTAATGTTTAAGCCATCAAAGCCGCCGAAGAAAGGTGCAGTAAACTTATCATAACCAGCATCGAGGAGCGTCTTGTATGTATTGCCATCTGTAGCACTCACTGAGCCTCCATTCTTTCTGGAACCAGAATGGTAATAGTAGTTGTTGCCGCCTGAATCTTTTTGGACATCGTCCAAACTGAAGTAGTATGCGCTTGAGCTAAGTCCAGCTACTGCTGCATTGTTGCGGGCACCTTGGACCAGCAATCTGTGTATATCCATTACAGAGCGGTCGGAAATCGTGCTGCTGTGGCTTCTGCGGTTGTTGAATCCGAAGTAAGCGTTGGTAGGATCTGCTAAACCACCATCTGATGCGGAAAGTCTAAGCTTATCTGATGGCCATCCGAGAATTGCCGATCCGGTGATTCGGGGCCCCGCCGTCGCTTCAGAAGTACTACCAGACAATAAGGTGACGTTTGAACCAGTATATGGAGCACTGCCAAATAAGTATCTGTTATTAAGAACTCGGCCGCCGGCGCTTGAGCCGGACCAGTTTGTTTCAGTGTCACCAATATTCTCGAATGTGGGAGGACCCTCATAACCAAATGGAAGTAATTTAGCATCGGTAGCACCATTATCGACATCTGAGTCCATTTCGACGCGAACAAATCTAGATTGGTTTGGGTAGTCTCCAACATAAGTCAATCTTCTGGTTGTGTCGCTCCAACGTGATTCAACTGTACCGATCTTGCGACCAATATAATTTGGGGAGGAAGGATCCAAGTTACAATTATCGTATCTCTCTACAACTTGTACATTCGTATCTGTATCACCAAGCATTCTAAGGACAACCGAGAATGAGCCGTAGTCAGAGCTAAGTGAATTCGATGCTCGAATCTTTTCGATAGAGACCTTTAAGTTTTTGTGCAACCACTCACCATGGCCGCGGCCAACAAGTCTGAATAACTTCTTAGCTGCAGCGGGCGTGTACACTGATCTGTTTCCTAAGTCCTGACCAATAAACCAACCAGTATTTGCGTCGGCAGCATCGATGCCAAGCATAGCATGCGGAGCATCTGAATTATCACCAAATTTAGCAATTGGGAGCATAACACCGTAAAGTTCTGCTGTTGTTAAGTTTGTTCCTTCTAATTCATTTCTAACTGTGCTTCCACCGTATCTCAAATATTGCTCAAATGTTTCACCAAGCCAGTATGGCTTACGAGCACTGGCTGGATAAAAGGCGCCGGCTGTCGAAGCCAATTGTGGATTCGTGTTGAATACGTTTCTGATGAAGTCTTCGTTATCATCATTTAAACTGAATTTGACATCTTCGACGAGGCTGGCATCGTCCATCGAGGCCGTGGCGTCCAGATCGGTTGTGGAAGCAATTCGAACTGTAAATCTACCATTAGAGTCTGATTTAATTATAGAGCCAACTTGAGCAACATTTTTGTCTGTTCGGAACGTATCGATAGGCTGCGGCGCGCGTGCTGCCTCGGAGCCAATGCTTGCTCTTGTTTGTAAATTAAGAGCGTTTCCACTTAATGCAATTGCCGAACCGGTTGTTACGTACCAAATAGCAGCTAAAGAGCCCGTTCCCATAATCATTGAAGAAGCGGTCGCTTTAGTGGCGCCACCAGCACCGAGTGCCGATGATTGGAAGGTTGCAGACGCAGATGGGAAAATCCAAAGTCCATAGGCGCCACCATTCGATGCGGCCCGGGCGGTTTGACCAACGGTCTTCCAGCCAGCCTTGGCGCCATCGGTACCATCGTTATTAGTGTGCTGATGTCCGAGAAGACGCATATATGTTACAGGTGCAACGTTAGAGTTGAGGAAAGCTTTCGCAGCGTATGTTCCATACATTGGGGACTGAAGGTTACCATTGCGGTAGATATCTCCACCACCGTTTCCGGGGACAGTGTCTCCGTATAAGTTAATGAATTCAGAAAACGATTGTACTTTTTGTGGTTCCATCGCGGGGCCGTATGCGGCGCGGCCGATGATAACAGGGCCGATAGCCTCGGCGGACCTGGGGATAAATGAATTATCAATCTCATTGATAAACACTCCAGGAGATACAAATTTAAAGCTCTTTACTGACATGTGTTAGTTCCTCTTCTAAAAAATAGATTCAATTGTGTGGCCAATCATATATTAAATAGTATTTTGGTTTTCAAAAGGATTGCTGGAGTAGAATAAAAACGCATTTTCATCTCCTGAACTAATCTTCAAAAAAACTAATACCGTCCACAGGGTGCACGGATTCGGTTGGGTACCTAAATTCAACTGCACTCTCTTTGATCTCAACAATAGGTCTGTCGTCACTGTTTCCTTCGCCTATTAAATAACCAAGGACATTTATTGTCACCTCTGTGGTGAAATTTCTCGCATCTTCGGCTAAATTTGATACATTGTTATTATGGGAAAACCCTTGCTGAATGAAGGCCTCATAGCGGTGTCCCCGTCTTTTCATAGTGAACGCATTGATCTGACCAGTTCTGGCAATAAAGGGAGCCAACATATCATTCATTTGTTGTTGATATTCTGTTTTCAACAAAATTTTATAGTCTACTGACACATATACCGGGATTGGTATTGACACAGTTTGAACTACAATTTTCTTGTTAACTCTCGGATACCACTTCTGGTCAGTCACACCGGTGTTGTTTCTCGTCCCAGAAGCAACCGCAAAATTACGTGTCTTATCAGGAACTATACGGCGTGCTATGGTCATCCGGCCAGCGCGACCATCCTTGTTGTTTGAAAAAAGATGTGCCTGGAAGGAGCCTTTCTTGGCTGGATCCTTAATGATATTTGTTCTTTCAACAGTTATTAAAGGAAAGGTTAGTGCTCCTGAGCTATCACGGAGGTCAAGATCATTTTTAATCTGGTATGCTCTCTCCGGCGTTTGCCACAATACTGGGACTGTCTTTGTTCCTTGATTGGTGGTAGTGGAGATGTCTAGACTATTCTCGACATAATCGACCATTGCTTTATCAATATCTTCAATAGTTGAAGAAAGCATACCAATCTCTTTAAGAGAAAAGTTACCCGTACCCACATCCTCTGGTAACATAGCGAAGTCGAAATCATCAGGTAGCATCAAAAAGTCCCTTTCTTGCTTTCTTGCAGGTAGCAGAGATTTCAAAACTTTCACCAACTTGGCCAAAAAGCTTTTTAGGCTCAGAAAGTTTAACTATCTCGTAATAAATATCACCATATAAAACAAAATCACCTTCGCGAGCAAACACGTTCTGATCTTCTGTTAATCTTCTCTTGTGAAAATGTATAACAATTGAGGAATCCTTGTCGATCCCAATGCCCTCTGAATACGTTGTAGAGAACTCAGCAAATTCTACAAGTGCATATATTCTTATCGGCGGTAGGAAAGTCTTCTCAATCGCTTCACCATATAAGTCATGAAAGTCGGTAGTCTCAAGATCAATTGAATAATACAAGATCTGTTGTCCTATAACTTTTTCAATTAACTCATCATTAACTTGTTTTACCAGATCTCTTTCTTTTTTACCTAGAAAAAGAGGTGGTGGTGGAGCGGCAGGTCTTTTCCAATCGTCAGCCATTCAGCGTTATCCCACAAATATTGGCAGCGGAGATGCTTTTATAACATTTGCCGCGGCGTCCGTAATTTCTTGATCACCCTTAGCCAAAGCAGTGTATTCCATCTCTTTCAACATCTCTTTTAGTTTATCTTTAAGATTTTGCTGTTCAGTTTGTGCCTGACTTAATAGTTCGGAGTGATTTAGTGTAACCGATTCACCGGGAATTGGCAGTGTAGTAAACTTGCCTCTAATTTGACCAAGCATTTCTTTACAAAGAGCCAAACAATACTTTCTAATCCACTGTTTACCCATTGAATTTATATTATTGTAAGGTAAATTGTCGAACGGGAGAGTATTAACATTGTTGACACCCTGGACTCCCGAATCATAGGAACCAGTAGCAAATGCTTCAAGATCAACGTGAAACTTGACCCACATTTTATCTTCTGAGCTGAAGCCCCAATAACTTGGTGTCGGGAACAATCTTATCTTCCCATCTATTAATTCATAGGAGTAGTTAGACGTACGAGTGGTGATTGAATCCTCATACATTATGGCTTGCATTTTATTTTGCCACGTAGGGATTACCTCAAATGTGGAATCATCAGCGAACTGTCCATAGGTTGAGGAGTTACCAACAACACCAATACCGCCGTAATAGCCGTAGAAGCGCCACATTGCCCGTGGAGACTTATAAAAAACTTTATCGATGATAACCCTCTTGGTACCAACCTTGCCAGCATAAGTCACAGCATCACCACCTTCATCAACACCTGAATCTGAAGCTGATTGTATAATCTCTTGAATATTATAATCTTGCTTATTCTTGACCACATTGAAGGAGGCGGAGTATTGTGGTACAGTACCACCGAATCCTGCGGCAGTCGCCATTCCATCCCCAACACGACGGGAGTAGCCAATTGAAAATCTAGGGTATTTTAAATTTGATCCAGTTGGCCCTGTTTGTAAGTTGCCTTTGTGATCAAATGTCCCTGTTGTTTCCCCAAGAACTGTTGAGAGAACATTTTTCCCTTGGTGCATATTAATTATATACGAATATTCCAGCACCGCCTCTTCGTACGCAGCATAAACATTTGCTGGTGTTAACTCAATGTCAACAACGTCGCCACCGAGTTTCTTATATACGTAAGCTACTTGTGCTGAGGCTCCACTAATAAACTGCGTGGAATCATTATATACTCCAAACGGTAATGAGCCGGTAACCAAATCAGTGCTACCTGTTGAGGTGAGCACGATTGTACTAGTTGTCGATATTGGATTTAAATTTGTAGGCACACTATACCCT